CTGTATATTTACGTCAAATTAAAGATAAACCGTCATTATTTAAAGATTATTTATTATCTTCTAAAATAGGTAAAACTAGATTACAAGAAATAGGTTATTCTGATAATGATATTATTACATCATCACCCAGAGAGTTTATGGATTCCATGAAAATGGTCTCGTCTACTTATCTGCGAAATGGTAAATTATCTTTAAAATATGAATCTGCTGGTAAAATTAGAGTTTTTGCTATATCTGATTATTGGACACAATGGATTTTAGAACCTTTACATAAATCATTATTTAATGTATTAGCTAATCATCCCTGTGACGCTACTTTCGATCAAGAAGGTAGAGTAAATTCCTTTGCAGATAAATCTTATGACTTTATTGCATCATATGATCTTAAAGCAGCAACTGATCTTATACCTATCCAGTTATATGAAAAAGTTATCTCTTATTGGACTTCACCTTCCCATGCTAAAGCATGGATTGAATTATTAATCAATAGAACTTATCAATTTGATGTTCGAAATGAAAATAATGAAGTAACCTCAAAGAATATTAAATATTCTAGAGGACAACCAATGGGTACTTTATCATCTTGGGCTGGACTTGCAATGGTTCATCATTACTTAGTCTATTTATCTGCTTTACGAGTAAATATTACTCAATTTAGAGATTATCTAGTTTTAGGTGATGATATAATTATAGCGAATAAAGATGTTGCAGAGTCTTATAAGGTAGTATGTTCCGATTATGGTATAACCATAGGACTGGCCAAATCATTTATTTCAAATGAAGGCTTTTTCCAATTTGCTTCTCAAAATATAATAAGAAATATTAATATATCTCCTATTTCATTTAAAGAAGTGTTATCGGTATCTGGATATTCGTATTATTTTGGCAATGATTTTAATCTTGCTAAACGATTAGAATTTTCTAGACGTCTCCTTAAAAGAGGGTTTATTAATGGATCTAACATTCTTAATTTAGTTCGAAGTAATTCTAGCTATTTAGAATGGAAGAAAATATCAATGAATCTGAGAAAAGGAATTTTTCCTTCTTCAGTTTCTAATTTACTTATAATGTTATTATCCCGAGATTATTTCTTAGGTAATAATATTAGTATTAATCAACTAATAGCCTCTTTACGAGGGGATATTAGATTGTTTACTAATAATGTAAATTATAATATGATAGATCAAAGAAAATATTTAACTTATATCTATAAAGATTTAGTTAAATTAATTCAAAATGATTTATCAAAATTATTTGATTTAATTAATGAAAAATATACTCACGGACCTAACCATGTAATAAATACCTTAATGGTAGATATTCTTAATGGTTCGCAAAATCTTAAAGGTGATGCATATAAAGAGTATTATAAACAATTTATGTCTTTAAAAAATGAATTTGAAACCTCATTAGTTGAAGAAAATTGGTTATCTCTTTATAAGGAGTATGAGGGGGATATACCTCTAGATACTTCTGCTTTAAATAAATTATTTAAATTGCATAGAGATCTAGCTGCTCATACTTCAAGAATTAGTTTAATTCCTAAAGTAGGTCAGTTATTTGATACAAAATTACCTTACTTAATTCAATTCCAACTTTCCTTAGCATCAAAATTAGATTATCTAAAACGATCTAAAGAAG